CAGCGTGGCGCGCCGGGCGAATGCGGCGACGCGGGCATTGGCCATGTCCATCTCGCTCGACAGGCGGCCAAATCCCCGCGCGCCAGCCGCACCCACGCCCTCCAGCTCGGCGCGCACCTGGCGTCCGCCAACTGCGGCGAGGCGGACGCTAACGCGTTTTTCAGCCATCGCGGCTTCCTTCCATCTGTTCGTTGAGTTTGCGCACCATCACCGCCTCGATCTCGGGCAGCAGTTCGGCGGCGACGAGGGGGGCGATGCCCAGTGCGCGAGCGAGGGCAATTGCCGCGCCCATGTCCCAGCCCAGGACCGCGCCGGGGATCACCCGCAGCTGGCCGCCAAGGCGGCCGACCAGATCCCAGATCTGCCAGCCCTCGAAGCTCTGCGGACGGTTCAGCCGCGCCGGGCAGTCCGGGCAGGTTTGCGTGCAGGCCTGGCAGTATCGCTCGCCTCCGCCGAAGGACCACTCGGCAAGGGCGCAGAGCCGTTTTTTTCCGCGTCCAGAATAAGACCCCGCGCGACATAGGAGGTCTGGAAGGCTTCAAAAACCGGCCAGATCTCCAGCAGGGCATCGATGCCTTCCGGCGAAACGGGGATGATGTTGCCCGCGTCATCGCCGACACCTTCCCAGTCGAGCACGGCGCGGCGGGCGACGGCTTTGGCCATGGCCAGCGCCAGGTCTTCCTGGCTGGCATCCTGGGGCAGGGCCTCGACGGCGGCATCGGCGCGGGCCGAGACCATCAGCGCGGTGGTCAGAGGTGCGACCCGCAGGCGCAGGCCGGGGGCAAGCTCCAGCCATTCGGGGCTGGCGGTCAGGTTCAGGCGGATCATCAATAGGCCTCCACATCATTGATCAGGGTTGCGGTGCACATGCGGCCAAGGGTGCTGTCGCGCGCTGCCTGCCAGTCGAAGGTGGCCTGCACGCCCTGCGGTCCGGAAATCTCGATGCGGGGACGGGGCAGATAGACGGCGTGCACGGTGAAGCTGAAACTTTCGCCCGTGGGCAGGACATAGGCGAAACTGATCTCGGCGGGATCGCCGTTGATCGCCTGGCTCACCAGCGTGCTGTCCGCAAAGCGGACCTCAATCCGCCCCGTGAGTGCTGCGATGCTCGGGTCGGCCCCGTCGATCCTGCCGTCGCTGCGGATGGTCTCGATCCGGTCGAGGTTGTTGGCATAGGTGATCTCGGCCGAGACCACATTGCCCAGCGCCGTGCCATTCCGGCTGATCGCGCCGTTGAAATGGCCAAACCGCTTCAGCGCCTGATCGGCGGGCGTGCCCGCGCTGGTTGTCGTGGCGATGACTTCACCCTGCGCCACCAGCCGGGCGGTGGCCGTCAGCAGCCCCGAGCGCTGCACCTGCCAGCTGAGCTGATCCAGCACGCAGCCGGAATACATCGCAAAGCGCGGCACCTCGGGCATGCCGGTCTCGATGGACATCGAGGGCAGTTCCCATGCGCCCGATCGGAACTCATGGGTGTAGGGTGCCGCCGCGCCGGTTGTAACCGGATCGCCAAACGCCGCCTTGAGCCAGAACCCGAACCCCGCGGCATCGATCGGCACCACCACATCGCCATCCGCCGTCACCGCGTCCTTGATCGGGGCGAGGGGATCGCGGCCATAGCCCAGGAGTTCGCTGTTCAGCAGCGGCTGTTCCGATCCGAGCGAGGTGCTGGCGAAGGGCATCCTGGTAAAGCCGCCAGCGGGCGGGGTGCCGTAAACTGTCTCAAAGCCGAGCGCCATCTGCGCCCGCGCGCCTTGCGCACGTGCCATGGGGGTCTCCTGTTGTTGGGGGTGTCAGGCCAAGGGGCCGGGGTTGGTGTAATGCAAGACGATGGTGATCACCGCAGCTTTGAGGGCCGCCGCGCCCTCGATGGGCAGATCGACCGAGGCCGGGGCTTCGGGTTCAGCCCAGTCGCAGAGGCCGCCCAGTGTGCGGTCGGCCTCCAGCGCCGCGCCGATGGCGGCGATCAGGTCGTCGAAGGCACTGGCCCTGCCGGTGCCAGCCTGGACAACCACCTCCAGCTCGGCCCGGTGCTGGTAGTGGTAGCGCAAGGGCGACAGTGTCACCTCGGGCTCGCCCGGCTGGCCATCGCGCAGGATGATCAAGCCGGTTGCCGGGATCCGCTCGGGCAGTACATCATCGCGCAGCACAAGGGCGGCAAGTGGTTGCAGCCGCGTGTGCAACGCGGCGAGGACGGTTTCGCGGGTGGTGGGCATTGGGTGAACCTTGACCGATTGGGAACGATGTTGGGCTCAGCGAACCTTGCCCAGCGGGCGAAGGAGAAGCGCCAGATCGCGTTTTCTCGACAACCTGCTTATAGGGCGCATCTGTTGTGCGAGGATATCTGGGATAGCGGCAACCGAAGCCGAGCGCTAAGCTCTTCTTCAAATCGAACATTTTCTTGGAGTGCCGACATTGGGTAGCGTGAAAGAATATTATCACGATGAGCTTTCGATGGGGGCTCAACGCTGGGTTTCAGATGTTTTTTTCATTTGTCCTGTCTGCGCAAACGAAATCCGGCAGGAGGTCGATGTGCCGGAGCCCAACTACGCCGGAGAAAAATCTAGCGAGATGGTCTCGGAAGGGGAGGTCGAGATCCATTGCGACGGTTGCGACAACTACTTCGACGGCGACGCTTGGGCGGGCCCGGCCCATTGTGACATCACGCTACGAGACTACCCTGAGACGACGGTATCATGCGATCCGCCCGGTTACGACCGACCTCCTGAAGATTGGGACGATTGGAAGGTCCCCGATGATCCAGCAAGCGTTTTCAAGGCAAACGTCACTGAACTCCACCTTTTGATCGATCAACAGGCTCAGGCCGACGGTTATAGCCTCATGAACCGTATGATCTTTGCGCAAATTCTGACATTCTTGGAGGCGTATTTTTGCGACACGCTCATTTCCGGACTCCGTCAACGTCCAGACCTATTGGTAAATTTTGCGGAACGAGATGGCTCCATATCGCAAACGGGTTTCAGCGCATCCGCTATACTTCGCGACCCGGACCACGTTCGAAAGGCGGTTGAGCACAACCTGAAATCGAGGCTCTACCATCAATTTGGAAGCGGGAAGGCCGACGGAAAAGGAAAGCCGAAGGCCGAGGGAGTCCCCCTATGGTATGCGATGGCTTTTGGGTTCTCACTTGCAGCAACAGATGATGATTTGAAGTCGCTTAGAGAATACGCAGCGCTGCGCCACGATTGCGTTCATCGAAACGGCAAGACGAAAGATGACAAGGTTCTAAACCTGTTCGATAAGACCTATCTGATGAAGGCATTGGCGCTGGCTGAGCGCATCGTGAACCACATCGAGGCATCTATTCGGTCGTTACCTCCGGTAAAGCCAGAACCATTCTGATTATGTGGTGAGTTACCCGAACCGTTCACCGCCCCGGTACGCCGTCCACCACTCGCTCCGCATCCCGCGCCAGATCCAGCCGCTTTCGTAGTTTGACCTGCGGCACCAGCAGGAAGATCGGCACTGTGGTCAGCCCACGACCTGTTTTTGAGCGCGACGCCACCGCGCGCCCCTTGGTGTTCAACCGCCCCTCTGCGACCAGCAAGCTCGGCCCGCGACGACGGAAAACAAACCGCAGCCGCAGCCCGGTGCGGCGTTCCCATTCACCGGGGGTGATGCGGCCGCCTTTGCTGCTCTTGCCTGCAGCCGGAGTGGGGATCGCCAGCCAGAACCCATTCCTGGACCTGATCAGCGGCCCCGTGTCATGCGCGCCGATGATCACCGGGGCCTTGGACCAGACCAGCGCCGCCGCGTTCAGGCTGTCTCCAGATTTGGGAAAGCTGGCGAGGCGGATGCTGTTGCCAAGCCGGGTGCCGAGGCCAGCGCCGGTGATCTGACCGCGCCAAGCGGATTTCAAGGAGGTGCCCGCCTCGCGCATCGCAGCTGACACCGCTTTTTCACCGGCGGCGATCTCCGCCTGCATCAGCGCGACGAGGTCCGGATCGAATGCGATTTTCAACTTCATGATGGCCGCAAGTCCAGTGACCAGATCAGGCGCTCGCGGTCACGGACAGGCTCCCCTTGGATGGTGAAGCTGTCGGTGCCGATCACGATCAGATCGCCGGGGCGGGGATCGGGCAGGTCGGACACGCGGACCTCGACTATCATGGTGTCGCTGACAAAGCGCGCGGCACCAAATTCGGTGATGCGATCCGGGGCGCGGCGGATGACGCGGATCGGGTGTTCCTCTGATGTGGTCGCAGATATCCAGACAGCCGCCGCCGCCATGGACGGGTTGGCATAGATCCGGTCCATGGCGGTGGCGAAGACGGTCATGATGATTTCTGCCGCTGATCAGTTCGACGTGTGAATGCGGATTGCGATGCGCGGGCGCTTGTTGACCGGCAGGATCGAGGCTTCCGTCATCAGGTCGATCCAGCGGCCCTTCTCGTCGAGATGCTGACGGGCGTAGAGCGGCAGGCCGAGGGTGTTGGCCGCCTCCAGCAGGTTGGCCGGGCCGCCATAGGTGGTGAACGTGTCCATGGTGCCGAGCGGGAACGCGATGCCCTCACTGGCCGGGATCAGCCGTTCGGTGGCCTTGGTGGACAGGGTGACGGTGCCCGCATACTCCTCGAACACGATGCCTGCGAAGGGGAAATTGCGGCGCACATCCTGGCGCAAGGGCTGCGCGCCGGTGGCGGCATAGAACTTGTAGGCCTCCTCGGTCTTGGGATGCGCGATCAGCTTGTCGAAGAATTCCCGGCTGACGAGGGCATGCACGTCGGTCATGCTCTCACCAAGCAGGTTGTCTTCCATCGACCGCAGCACCTCGCGCACCTTGCCCTGCACATTGGTGCCTGCGGTGCCCAGAAGGAAATCCACCGAGATTTGCGCCAGGCCAAACTCGGTGAAGTAATTGTAGAGGGTTGTCCCGGCCCCGTCCTTCACGATGCCGCGCAGCGCATTCATCTCCATGTATTCGCGGGTCTGGGCGTGCTTGCGGCGCATCAGCTGCAGCTTGCGGTTCATCACCTCGACCAGCGGATCGGCGCCGTCGAAAACGCCCAGCGCCGGTTGCCCCTGAATGTCGCCGGGCAGAATGACATCGTCATGCGGGATCCACGGCAGGGCGAAGGACCGCATCGAG